GGTGTAGCTTCCGCGTTATACCCAGCTATCTTTGTATTCTGTGACATACTTCTACCTACCTTTCATAACAAAATTTAAGTTCTATGACCATTTCAAATATTCCTTTATCATCTGTATCAACCTCAATCGGTGCTGATACTAACATTTCTGTAAAAAGAATATTTGTGTCATTAATGTTTACATGTTTCATATCTCTGAGCTTGTCGTAAAGCTCCTGTGAGACTTTTTCAGTCTCCCTGACACTTTTATTCCAATGAATCAGTATACTTATGGATTTGACAGCATAAGAGCTGTTCTGTATACCTCCAACAGCCATCTGAACATTATCTCCCCTGTTAAGATGGTATACACCTATGCTCTTATCTTTCTTATCATCAAGCTTTCCACAATATACATGGTCATCAGCCGCTATCCCAAGACCTGCTATAAGGTCTCTCACATCACCTATTCCTAACATCCTAACATCATAACCCCGCATTCTTTTTATAAAAATTTCCAAATGCTTTAGGTGCAAAATCCTGCTTTTTACCACCTTTCATATAGTCATCAAGCCATCTGCCTTTAGCATTTGCATTTCCTTCATGTTTCTTGCCGCTTTCATCTGTCCACTGCGTCTGATGGAAGTTGTATTCCGGATGATAATATAATCTTCTTGCCTGCGGTGCTGATGTTGATATGATAACTTTACCATTTACAGCTTTTGAAATACCATTAGTTACTGTCTGTCCATTTTCGTAAGTGGCAGTTTCACTCTTTCCTGCGCTAATATGAGTACTTTCTCCCTGCAATTTACCTGTATCTCTTGGTATCACCTGACTTTGCACAACATCCGTGTGTATAGCTTCCGCTGTCATTTCTAATGAAGTCGCCGCTGCTGCCGTAAGCTTCCTTACCATAGGCATATTAAGCTTCACTGTTGACTTAACATTCTTTGCCATTACATCACATCCAATCTTACATAATTAACCGTACCATCCGGATTACGGCACTTCGTACCCTTGTATATATGCCTTGTTACACCGAACACCGTTATATCACCTTTAGTAATAACAGGAAGCTCCGGTGCAATATCTCCTGGTATCAAAGCACATCCTTCAAGCTTTATAAGCACCTTTTCTACTGTTAATTCTGTCTTACCGCTGTCCTGATAGTTACATAAGCCATCCCAAATAATGGGTTCAAGAGGTTCTCCATAGACATTCCTGCCTTCTTGTTCTATCTCAAGGTGTATTTCTGTCTTACACATGCTCTTTAGTATTAAACATGGGTACTTCATACTCACACCCCCAGACTCAAACAACACAAACCTGTCTGACAAAGTATCTGGTATGTATCGCGTTTTACAGCAATTCCATTCTGTACAAGAACATTCCAACTGCTGCCAAACTGCATAGATACTCCATTTAAAGAATAGTTCTGTAAGACACAATTAATCATGTCCTCATTCTCATATTCAAAATCAGCCATCTCACAACATACATCTATGATTATTGCCTGCTGGAACTCTGTCAGACCTTCAAAACCTCTCGCGACTATACGATTAAAAGTAAGCGAGTCGATATGTCGGCTCGCCTGTTTTAATCTTCGTACTATCTGCTCATCCGGGATAAGTCTATGTTCACTAAGGTACTGCTCTTTACTTGCATATACCATAAGACCACCGCCTATTCTGTCCTATCTTCCTTTGGTTCATCTGCTGTTACTTTCTCTTCCTTTGGCTTGTCTTCCTTTGCCTTACCTGTTTTCTTTGACCTAATAACCTTTGGTTCAAAGGTCAATCCAATTACTGTATCTGCCATAATGATTCCTCCTTAATTATCCTTATGTGATACATATATCCCAGCGGTCTTATTCTCATATACATGGCCATAAAGGTTATTATTACGATACTTGAATACATGACTATCGCCATCCTGGTCCTGATCTGGACTAAAGTACTTAATATACTGATCCATAGCTGTTACAGCTGCAGACTTCTCTACACATAAGAAATTAACATTCTTAGCCGGCTTAGTTGTCATCTCGTAATTTTCAACCTGTGTTCCACTTGGACTACTAACAGCCTTATAATTGTCCTCACTTTCTTTTGTGTAATAAGTCTTACCCGGCTGTGGTGATGTATCCTTTGATAATGTATAAGCTGCCTTAGTCTTTTCATATCCATATGAATTCTTACCATCATGAAGGGTTATTGATGTGTACATACGTGACTGTGGAACTGATATGATCTGAGAAAATCTCTTAAGTACTTCTCTTGATTTAGTTGTATCCATATCGTCCGCAAGAGAAGCTAATGTAGGTGTGATGAATAAAATACGTGATTCCATAGGAACTTCATCCTCATCCATCTTATTAGCACAAGCTCTTAACGCTGTTATTAATTCAGCTCCTGTTTCAATATTCTCTTCCTTTACTGTTATATCCTTAGTTCCACAGATTTTAGCAATACGCGCGGCATCTGTTTCCGGAATAACCTTTGTTTTTAAGAATTCACTTGATAACTTGGCAAATGGCTGTGCAAGTGTTTCATCATTATCAAGACGGTCAATTCTTAAATCCTGTGAACGTTCCTTATCGTACTTAACTGTTTCCCATGTAAGTGAAGTTGAACCCTTTGTATAACCTGACTTTCTATCAAAATCACCAAGTGCATCCATATCAAGCTTCGCAATCTTGATTTCACCGTTATTGCCTTTTCTTACTGTTGTTTCATCACCATCTAATACTGAGGTCTTTGCACCTTCCTTATACACCTCATCAAGTATTGGAAGGTATATTGTAGATAATTCGATATTATTCATATAATTCTATTCCTTTCTTTACTGCTTTGGCTTTAATCCGAATAACTTTCTTATCGCATCATCATTACCCGGATTGCCATTTTCATTGTTACCAGGAGCACCAATCTGGAAGCCAGCATTGTTCTCCATACTTGGCTTAAGTGCTGGTACATCTTTAAGTACCTGCTCAAGTGAAGCTTTGATATTATCTTCAGACACCTTTCCATCTACACCCTTTACCTTGCTGAAATCAGCCATCTTAAGCACATAGGGAAGTGTCTTAGCTTCTATACCAAGTGTCATTGCTACCTTTGTAGCTGCGAGCTCAATCTGAGCCTGTTCAGCAACCTTCTGTGCTGCTGCCACTTCATTCTGAAGATTAGCATTAGCGTTCTGCTGCTGTTCTGTCTGCTGCTGCTTATTCTGCTTAAATGTTGCAATAGCCTGACTTATCTCATCTTCTGATAATCCCTGCTGCTGGAAATAGCTTTTAAGCACAGCATTCTCTTTCTTGGCAGTTGCATTATCCAGCATTGCCTGTATCTTGTCATAATCAACACCAGTTGTCTGCTGATTATTCTGACCACTCTGCTGTCCTGCCTGTTCATTGTCTCCTCCAGCGCTCTGGCCGCCGTTACCATCTCCGCCCTCAGCGAAGAACTGTAAATTCATAGGTAATGTCTTTCTCATCACTCTCTCCTTTCTTCCGTTTACCGCCCGTCGGCATTTTCCTAAAGTTTAGTGCCATTAAGTTTTGGGCATAAAAATAGCACCCACAGCTTATTTGCCATGCGTGCTTATTAACTAATATTAAATTGTGTTGCACTGGTGCAACTTTCTATAATCCTTGAAGCTCTATCCCTTCCATTACTGCTCTTGCTTCAAGAATTGCTATATAATTTACCATTGCATCAATCTGCATATTATATGTGCTTCTAGGACATGTTGGTTTAAATTCTAATGTTCCATTATCCCATTTCTCAAGCATACATTTAAGTCCTTTATATCTTATAACAAGCTGCTTATACTCTGCTTTAAATCTATCTCTATAGTTTGCGCTATTCATTAGAATAGCCGTTGCCGGCAGCTTTGTTTCATCATATCTTCTGTATGCTTCTTCAAATTGTTTCTTAGGGCACCAGCTTTCATATCCATCAGGATATCTTATGTGAAAGCCTTCATATTCTGGATTCTCGTCACTTGGTATCTTCCACCCTCTGTATTCATTGTATTCGCCCCTGCTCATTGGCTCTGCTGCCACCACTTTTACTCCAATATAATCCTTCATTTTTAAATCCTCTCTTTCTTAAAATTGGGTATAAAAATACCACCAATCTTGTGACTGGTGGCTGTTAACTGCTTATATATAGTATGGAGAAACTATTTGGCAGGCGTACGCTTCTCCTGCATCTCTCGGGTTTCCCCTGTCATTACCATCGGCGTGTGGATCGTACGAATTCTTCCACCTCAAATAGTTTCTCCCTTACTGTATGTCTATTATAT